AATCAAATAAAAATAGAAGAGGAGAAATAACAATATGAAAAACGGTATATTAAAATTACAAATACAACATTTTGCAATGAAGAACAAAGACTTATTGCAACAAAGAAAAACTGATGCTCTAAATAAAATAGCACAAGCACAGAAAGATGACAATATGGAAGCAATGGCTCAAGCATGGAATGAGCTATCAGAAATTAACCAGGAAGCAGTCATGGAAGAAGCAAGAGGATTAGTACAAGCAGCTGATACTAATGTTTTGGTTGGCAGAGGAGTTAGACAATTAACATCTCAAGAAAATGACTATTATCAAAAAGTTATTGAAGCAATGAGATCTTCTAATCCTCAACAAGCTCTTACAGAGTTAGATGTTGTATTACCTATAACAACAATCGACGCAGTATTTGAAGATTTAACAACTACTCATCCTTTATTAGATGTAATTAATTTTCAGAATACTAGTGGATTAATTGAATTTATCGTAAATACAAATGGCGCTGAATTAGCAACTTGGGGAACTTTAACATCGACTATTGTAAAAGAACTTACTAGCGGATTTAAGAAAATCAACATGAGCTTACATAAATTATCAGCATTCCTTCCAGTTGCAAAATCTATGCTAGACTTAGGTCCAGTATGGATGGATAGATATGTTAGAAGTATATTAGCTGAAGCTCTAGCATTTGGATTAGAAGAAGCTATAGTAAATGGAACAGGTAAAGATATGCCTATCGGTATGAATAGACAAGTGGGTACTGGCGTCGTTGTAACAGATGGAGTATATCCATTAAAAGCTACAGTTCCAGTTACAAGCTTAGATCCTGTTAGTTATGGAATATTAATAGGCGGTATGGCAGTTGACGCAAAAGGAAAAGCAAGAATAGTTAATGAAGTGCTTATGGTCGTAAACCCTACCGATTATTTAACAAAGGTTATGCCTGCAACAACTGTAAGAAGCGCAGACGGTACTTATGTAAATAATGTATTTCCATTTCCTACAAAAGTCGTACAATCAACACAATTGACTGCCGGAAAAGCAATAATCGGACTTGGAAAAAGATATTTCATGGGCATTGGTACAGCTAAAACAGGAAAGATTGAATACTCAGATGAATATAAATTTCTTGAAGATGAAAGAACTTATCTTGTTAAGTTGTATGGCCATGGTGAACCATTGGACAACGGCGCATTTATTTATGTTGATATTAGCGGATTAAAGCCTGCAGCTCATCAGGTGTTTGTTACAAATACAGAAGGTGATCCATTACCAATTTATCCAATCTATGATGCAAGATTAGCAAGCTTTAAGATTGGTGCACTAACAACTTTATCTCCTGCATTTAACAAATCTGTATTTGTATACACGGCAACAACTACTGATGCGACTAATGCACTTACAGCATTATCAATGGACGGAGAAGCTACTATAGCAATTAAAAACGGTGTAACTACTGTTGCAAACGGAGCGGCTGCTACATGGACTGCGGGCGCTAACACAGTAACAATTGATGTGACAAGCGGAACAGAAACTGAAACTTATACAGTAGTAGTAACTAAGTCTTAATATGAATAAAAATAAGGGAGCTGAGATTCACTTCTCAACTCCCTTTAAAGTAGGTGATTAAATGACATTACCAGAAGGACTGCTAAATGATGTTAAAAATTATCTTGATATAACATGGACAGATATACCTACGGATTTAAAAGTATCCGGGATGATTGAAAGAGGAATCAAATATATAGATAGAATTGCAGGATCTGAAATGGTTTATACGACAAACGATAAGCCAAAAGAACTGTTATTGGATTACTGCAGGTATGTTCGCTCTAATGCTTTAGAAATGTTCCAAAAGAACTATTCGCATGAATTGAATTCCTTGCAGATTTCTAAGGAGGTTGAAGCTTATGAAATTGCCAACCCTGACACAATCGTTTAATGATGGTGTAGTTAATATTTATTCTGTAGAAAATATAGCTGAGTCGGGTAAACTACCAAAGGAAGGTCTGAAAATAAAGGCTAGTGCCTTGCATTATGAAGAAAGAACTGTCGGAATGAGCAGGTTTTATACAGCCATGCAGAACCAGGTTAAAATTGAACAAATATTGAGAGTACCAAGGATTAACTCTGTATCTACTCAAGACGTGGCCATCCCCAACGACGGCAAGCAATATAAAATTATACAAATTCAATGCCCGCAAGATGTAGATCCTCCAGTTATGGATTTGTCTGTAGAAAGATTGGAGGCGGAATATGCATTTAGCTGATTTAGGAAATTTGTTAAAGACAGTTCTTCCTGATACATTTCATTATAAGGCGTTTAAAAAGCCTGACAAGTATATTGTTTGGGCAGAGGATGGTGAAGCTGATTCGAGCAATGCAGATGACACAAAGACGGATCAGGTGATACAAGGTACCATTGATTATTTTACAAAAACCGAATTTGATTCTAATTTCGAATTGATCCAGGATAAACTTAATTCAGTTGAGATTGCTTGGCGTTTAAATTCAATTCAGCATGAAGAGGAAACAGGCTATATTCATTACGAATGGATTTTCGAGGTGTTGTAATGGCTAAAATGACAATTAAAGGAACCGATGAATTAGCGTTGCAATTATCTAAGCTTGGTAAAATGTCGGTAGAAATTGCCAAAGATGTAGTCATGGCCGGAGCTCAGCCAGTTGCAGATGAAATAAGAAAAGGACTACAAAGTCTACCAATTGATAATCTTAAACATTTAAAAGATGGTGAAATTTTCAACGTTACTCCGTATGGGGAACTTAAGGATTTATCAGATAGTCTTGGAATTACTAAACCAGACATAGACAATGCTGGAAATGTTAATACGAAAATAGGATTTGACGGTTATGGTAGCTATCCAAGTAAGAAATATCCTAAAGGCTTACCGAATCCACTTTTAGCCAGAGCTATAGAAAGCGGTTCATCAGTTAGAAAAAAAAGACCTTTTGTAAGGACTGCAGTTAACAGATCTAAGAAAAAAGCCTTGGAAGAAATGCAGAAAAAATGTGATGAAGAAATAAAAATATTATTTGAGTAGGAGGAATTAAATGAAAAAAATAGGATTAAAACATCCGGTCTATGCGCTTTATTCCGATGCTACCGGCTCTCCTGTTTATACGGCAGGAGCTGTTATAGCAAAGGCAATAAGTGCAAGTATTAAGATTAATAAAAATAATGTTACGTTATATGCGGATGATGATATTGATGAGTTAGACCAGAGCTTTATCAGTGGCACTGAAACTCTTGGCATTAATGAATTTCCGCATGACGTTCAGTCAGTGCTCTTGGGACATGCCATTTTAAATGGTGAAATGACTGCAAATGAGAGCGATAAGTCTCCACAGGTAGGGCATGGTTTTTATGGCAGGATAAGAAGGAATGGTGTTGATAAATGGAGAGCAATTTGGTTTAAGAAAGTTCAATTTGCGGAACCAGATGATGAAACAGAAACAAAAGGTGAAACCATTGCCTTTAAAACGCCAGTCATTGAAGGAATCATAATGAAAGATATCAACGGAAACTGGAAAAACGAAGAAGTATTTGATACAGAAGCTACAGCTATTGCATGGCTTGATGGGAAAGCTGGTATAACTCCTATCTGCGTAACTCCAATAGCAAGTGTAGCAGCTGGAACTTATGCAGTAGCTCAATCAGTAACATTGACAGCAGGAGTAGGAGAAGCTATTCATTACACGACTAATGGTACAACTCCAACGGCAACAAACGGCACTCTTTATAGTACAGCAATTAGTGTTGCTGCAACTACAATGTTAAGAGCAGTTGCAATCAAGGGTGGAAATACTGACTCTAAAATTGCAAATTACGAATATATTATTACAGCTTAATAGGTGGAGAAATCCACCTTCTTTTTTTCAATCAGGAGGAAATCATGTTAGATATAGTTAAACACATTACCGCGAATGACAAAGAATACCCGTTGGCATTTACATACAATGTCATGGAAGCAATCCAGGATAAATTCGGAAGTATGAACGAGTGGGGAAAGGCGTTACAGCCAACTGAAAAAGTAATTGATGAAGAAACTGGAAAAGAAATAGTTAAGGCATTAGAGCCAAAGATTAAAGATATAATCTGGACTTTGGAGGCGTGCATTAACGAAGGTATTGATATAGAAAATGAGGAAAAGGCAGAAAAAAAACAATTTCTAACATCAAAACAAATCGGTCGACTGCTTTCGGCTGTAGGAATGGCTGAAATCAGCAAGACTATTAAAAACTTAACAGTTGACAGTACAAGAGTAGACAACTCAAAAAACGAACTGACCACGCAGATCTAGAAGGGAACGAAGATTCAGACTTGATAGATTTTGCGTGGCATTTATTTATGGGAAAGAAAATGGGTTTTACGGAAAAACGAGTTGGACATATGACATTAAGAAAATTTAGTTTATTGTATCAAGCCTATAAAAATGATTTTGATTTAGAGATGGCAATGACTAACAAGGGTATTAGATACATTGATATGGAAACGGAAGCAACATTGGATGATGTCATCCCATTTTAATGGAAGGAGGTAGAAAATATGAGTTATGACATAGGCCCCAAGATAGGAATTGAAGGTGAAGCGGAGTTTAGACAAGCAATAACAGGCATAAATACTAATTTAAAAACGCTTGGAACTGAAATGATGGCAGTTACTTCTAAGTTCGACAAGAACGAAAAAAGCACGGAGTCTCTAACTGCTAAAAATAAAGTATTAAATAAACAGATTGGAGAGCAGAAAAGCAAGTTGTCTGAGTTGGAAAAAGGTTTATCGTCCTCAGCTGACAAGTATGGTGATAATGACAAGGCTACTCAAGGTTGGAGGCAGGCAGTCAACAAGGCTACTGCAGATCTAAATAACATGGAGAGAGAGCTCAATAACAACAATAAAGAGCTTGACGAAATGGGAAACGAAGCGAAATCGGCTGAGAAAAGCCTAAACGGATTAGAAGATCAGGCAGCTAAGACAGATAGTGTTTTATCGAAGGATGATGCAGTTAAAAATCTGAAAAATATAGCTAAAACTGCAGCTGTAGCAGGAGCAGCCTTAGGAGCTGCATTTGTAGGAATGGCTAATGCTGCAATAGGAAATGCTGACGAGTTGCAGAGACAATCTGACGTTACTGGGCTGTCTGCAGAAAGACTGCAGGAGTTAGCTTATGCTGGAGGTAATCTAGGAGTTGAACTTGACACTATAACAGGTGCTCAGGCAAAATTAACTAAGTCTATGGATGCTGCAAGAGAGGGAACCGGAGCGCAGGCAGACGCGTTTAAAGTATTAGGTATAAATGTATTAGATAGTAATAGACAGTTGAAAAGTGCTGAAGAAGTTATGAATGAGGCCTTTACTGCGTTGAATGGTGTAGGAAACGAAACCGAAAGAGATGCACTTGCAATGACTTTATTTGGTAAGTCTGCTATGGAAATGAATCCAATGATTAAGGCAGGCGGTGACGAGCTTGCAAGACTATCTCAAGAAGCAAGAGATAATGGGGCG